CTAGCAAACATATCGAGAGCATCAATGTACCTGCTGAAACTAATCCCATGGTTATACCAAAACGATTTATTAAAAAGGCGATTAATAGTCCTGTAATGCATAATATAAGTAACTCAATAAATAATCTGTAATCAGGTATGAACGGAGAGTTAATCAAAATACTTTCTGCAAGGGCAGCCTGTATCTTGTGAGGCTCTAATAGCCCGTTTGGTGTCGCTAAAGTGGGCATGACCCCTTTTGCAGTAACACCTACAAACACAAACTTACCTGCAACATTCATTTCAGATAGTGTCGTTTGTGGTGTATCAACCCATGAAATCCATTTACGACCAAGGCTATCTGTAGGTATAGGATTTAATCCTCTAATCCTTATTTGCTCTATACCATTTTCGTTTGTTTTTATTTGATAGGTTTTAGCATCTACCAAACTTTTTAATACTTCAGTTCCAAAAGAAGCAACCCAACCATCAGGTGTTTGTTGTAATAAAGGTATTCTTCTTATAAGATTATCTACATCTACAGGAGCAGAAACAGCACCTTGAGCTGATACTTCTTGAAGTTCTGATATATTCTGTAAAAACCCTTTTGCTTTTGGTAAGTCTACATCTGGTCCAAGTATAACAGTACCATGAGTTTTAGGGTACTCTCCATTGTCAAACTCAGGCATAGCTAAAACACTAGGAGCATAACTCAACATTTGTCCAAATATTTCATCTCCACCAAATCTATCTTTTTGTGGAAATAATATAACCCAACCTATTCCTAATGCACCTTCATTAATTAATTGTCTATGTATATCTGCGAGGTCTTGTCTAGGAAAAGGATAACCACCTCGTTTTTGTACATCTTCTTCTGTAATATTTAGGATTACAAAGTTACCAGATGGTTCTGGTGTTTCTACAACAGCATCAAATGTTTTAAGCCTTAAAACTTCTAAAGGTGTTAGATTAAAAATTAAAGGAAGAGTAAGTATTCCTAGTAATAAACTAGCCCATTTCATTCTGTCATTTTTCTACCATTTAAATTAGCTTCAATATAGTTATGTATTTCATCTAATTTAATACTGCCCTCTCGTAAAACAGTTTGTAAAGTTGCGTACTCCTCTTCAGTAAAATAAGGTTTTAATTCTTTTATGTCTGTTATAGTGCGTTCAGTTATCAACTTACCTGCTCTATCATATAAAACCTTGTAAGCAAGTAAAATTGCTTCTTGTCTTTTCATTATTCAAATCCTGCAAATGTTATATTGTCTTGTCTTCCTCGTAACCCTGCTTTCATATATGTAGTTGCTCTGCCTTCAAAGAAGTTTTGATGTTCAACACCGGTTACTTCATCAATCCAACCAAGAGGATTTTCTTTTTGGTCATAATTAGTTTTAAGACCAAGCTGTAATAATCTTCTATCAGCAATATATCGATTGTAAGCATACATATCTTTTTTAGTAAGTCCTTGTATGTCTCCCATTTCAAACACTAAATCTAAAAATTTATCTTCTAACTCTACCATCTGTCTACAAATATCGTAAAGTTCTTTTTTAAAATCATCTGTCCATATATCTATATTCTCTTTTATAAACTCTCTAAATAATTTAGTCATTGCTTCTACATGTAATGACTCATCACGAATAGAATATGTAACTATCTGACCCATGCCTTTCATCTTTCCAAATCTAGGAAAGTTTAACAAGATTGCAAAGCTACTAAAAAGTTGTAGTCCTTCTGTAAAAGCAGAATATACAGCAAGAGTTTTAGCAATGCTTTCTTTTTTAGCTTTAGTAGGCTTAAAGTTTCCAACATAATCATGTTTATCGGACATCTCCTCGTAGTCAGCAAAAGCTTTATATTCTATGTCTGGCATTCCGACTGTATCAAGTAGTAAACTGTAAGCATGTTGATGTATTGATTCCATATTAGCAAAAGAACCCATCATCATTCTTGCTTCTGGCTTTTTAAATATAGGCATATACTTATCTATATATCCTGCACCTACATCTACATCTGATTGAGTAAACAATCTAAATATTTGTGTAAGTAAATTCTTTTCCTTGTCAGTTAAATCTTGCCAATCTTTTACATCTGTATGTAGTGGTACTGACTCCGGCATCCAATGCATTTGATTCTGTAATACATAGTAATCAAACATCCAAGGATATTCAAATGGTTTGTAATAATCTCTATTGCCCAGTAAACTCATGTCTATTCTCCCTTAATAATTTTAAATACTCTGTTGCATCTGCGTACTCTTCAAATAATTTAGCTACAGTATCTACCATATTAGGATGGTCTGCTACACCAACACCTTCCAAAAAATACATTTGAATATTACACAAAGCTTCTGACTGTTTTGCTTTATACCTGTTATACAAAGCATCATATAAATTTTCTACCTTCATTTTATCCCTCACAGGCTATACATTCCACATCATCTAACTTGATTCTTGGAACTTTTACATTTACATTTTCTACACTTCTAGCTGCGTTAGACCTAAAATAGTAGAGTGATTTAAGTTTATTCATACCATACCAATGCACATCATTTACATATTGCATATACTCATCATGTGTCTGTTGAGGTTCTGTTGCTTTTGGTAAAGTAAAAAATAAATTTACAGATTGTGCTTGACATATAAACTGTTGTCGTTGATATGCATGTTCAACAACCCATATTTGATTTATCTCGTTTGCAGTTTTAAATATCTCTTTTTCATTATCAGTAAGTATATCTAAGTGTTGTACTGACCCATCATTTCCTGATATATCTTTCCAAATATTTTCTAGCTTCTTACCTTTTAATCCTTTCGACTTAAAAAGCTTTTCCAAGTATTTGTTCTTAACTTGATAACTCCCTGATAAAGTTTTGTGAGTATAGCAATTAGCTCTATAAGGCTCAATACTAGGAGAAGTCCCACTACATATAATCCCACTACTAGCATTAGGAGCAATAGCCATGAGATTAGCATTTCTCCTACCTGACCCATGAATGTCAGGAGCTTCTCCCCTTTCAATAGCCAACTCCTCAGTAGCTTCCGTAGCTTTTGATTTAATGTAGGTAAACGCTTTATGATTGAAACTTGTTGCGAATAAACCTTCAAAAGGAATTTGTTTAGACTGCAAATATGCGTGAAAGCCCATTGCACCCAAACCCAAACTCCTTTCTCTATATGCAGAGTAGGCAGACTTGGTAAAACCTTCCTTGCCCTGTCTAACGTATTTTTGAAATCGTTTAAAGTTTGCACTATATTCTCCTAATTGTTTTGTATCTATAGCATTGTCAATATAATGCTGTAGTATATTATCTAACATAGTAATTAAATCTTTAATAAATAAATCTTCTTTTGACCATTCATCAAAGTATTCTAAATTAACAGAAGACAAACAACATACAGCAGTTCTTTCCTCATCAGTAGGTAAAGTTATCTCAGAACATAAATTACTTTGTTGTATTTTTAACCCTAAATCTTTTTGTTGTTTCGGTAAATGTTCATTACATCTGTCTATATTAACCATGTAAGGCTCTCCTGTTTCTGCCCTAGCATGTAATATCTGCCACCACAAATCTCTAGCGTTTATAATTTTAACAGCTTCTTTTGATTTAGGGTCTATCAACCTCCAGTCTTCATTATTTTTTACAGCAGTTAGAAAAGCATCTGTTATGTTAACACCATTATGAAGATTTAAATTTTTTCTATTTATGTCTCCACCAGATTCTTTTCTCATATTAATAAATTCTTCTATCTCAGGATGACTAATATCCATGTATGCCGCGTAGCTTCCTCTTCTAGTTACCCCTTGATTAAAGGCTAACATTTGAGAGTCAACTACATGCATGAAAGGAATTGAGCCAGTAGAACGACTGCCATGAGTAGTAGATACCCCATTGCTTCTAATATGCCCCCAATATCCACCAATGCCTCCACCTGAACTTGCAAGCCATATGTTTTCATCATAGTGAGAAGATAGCCCACCCCTGCTGTCAGGTACATAATTAAGAAAACAACTGATAGGAAGCCCACGTGTAGTTCCTCCGTTACTAAGTATAGGAGTGCTAAACATGAACCAACACGAGGAGCTATATTCGTAAAGTCTTTGAGCCAATTCAAAATCTGTATCTCCTTTAAATGTTGCACCAAATACAGAGGCACGAGCTAAAGCCTCTTGTGCTGTTGTTTCTTTATCCCAAAAATATCTATCTTTGAGCGTATCTATACTAAACTTATTAAAGTTTTTTTCTTTATCATAATTTATTTCAATACCAAGATAAGTTTTAACACCTACTTTGTCTTCAATCATTTTGTTCTCCTACTGGTATCTTCTAAATTAATCGCTATTATTGCATAGTGTATTATTTTAAGTAAATCCGTTTCTGCGTTAACTCCTTCTTTCTTACCGCATCTCATAGCATACTTCATAATATTACCCATACAAAATCCTTTACCATGACCAGCATCTATAATCATATCTGTCGCTTG